CTTTCGGACCTCCTCTAGAACAACACTTCGGGCGCTAAGCCTGTGGTGTTGAACTGGGTACCTTGGTGGGAAATCCACTTTAGGTATTAGCGCCAGTTCATAAAGCTGTCGCTATGGGAGCCTTATCGGCCCCCTTCTCTCGTACTTCGGTACCTCTTTGGAGACATCAATGTCCGAACCACTTGTTAGTGTCTACATACCTGTTTGGTTTACCTGGAAGCAACAGAAAATTTCCCCTTTGGGACATGAAACTTACGGAAACACTGAACGCGGCTTTAACCTTTTAGGTACAAGGCAGCGGACACATGTTGGTGAGTCTGTCGGAAAGGATTGGAAACGGACTATTGCAGCCGGTGGTAATGCCACAAGTAACTTTAATGCACTCGGCGTAAAAGCCGACGCAATGAACCAGACCTTGGTAACAATGGGTTGGAAAACCTATTATCCAGGTTCTGATGTAGAAAACACGCATCAGTGGGCGGAATTGACAGGGTACTATATAGTGCCAGATGATCCAAACCCAGTTTCGATTGGGTTCGGAGACATTATCCAAAGGGCAGACAACCGTGCTCTGATTAGATATCGTGAGCGAATAGCTGAAGTGCACTCTGTCTTTAAAGGCATGGTGTTCGGCGGCGAACTCGCAGAAACTTTATCAGCCATCAGAAATCCCGCACGAGCTCTCCGCAAAGGCTTAAGCGACTACTTGAACCAAGTCAAGAGACGAGGTAGTAGATTGCCGAAGAAAAAGCGGATCTCATTTGTGCGTGATACTTGGCTCGAGTATAGTTATGGTTGGGCTCCTCTTTACTCAGATGTTGAATCGGCCATCGAGAACTTTTACCACAGCCGCCTTGTTAAGCCTCTGTTTCACTTTGTGAAAGCAAGCTCAGGTTGGCAGCGTGCGGAGTTCTCGACTGGAACCAGGACAGCGTTTGATGGATGGGCTCAGCATACTCTTCAGTGGGACCAGACCCAGATCAAGGAAGCTAGCGTCAGATACTATGGAGTTTATCGCTCCACGGGAAATGGCGTTGCTAACATTGGTCAATGGGGGTTCAGTCCTGCTGAGTTTGTTCCCACATTGTGGGAGCTGATTCCGTACTCGTTCCTTGTGGACTATTTCACCAATATTGGTGACATAGTTTCTTCCTGGAGCTATAGGCACTTGGTACCAGATTGGACTTCACGGGGAGAAATCAGGCGCTCGGTCAGTAAGACTGAGAATTCTGAAATCAAGCCAAATGTGGAGTTAATCCCGTTCGGGTATCACCTATATTATTCGGGGAGTCTCGGTGAGTCGACTCTAAGTTCCTCAATTGTTGCCCGTACACGTTCCATTTATCCTGGAATTCCTTCATTGGAACTACAGGTACCTGGAATGGGCACGAAGTGGCTAAATATGGCCGCTCTCACTAAGCAGTTGAGTTCTACTCGGAGAGCAATACGGACCTAGTTTTACTAGGAACTCTTCACTTTATTTTTATCGAGGGTTTGTTACATGTGGTCTCCTGACCTTACTACAACGGGTGCTGCCCAGACTGGTTTCACGTCACCAACTTATTCGTTGGCTGTGGACCTGGCTCCGGACGCTTCATCCCGCCAATATGTTGTTACTACCGCTGGTGGTACGCAAACGGGCGTTCGGGTGTCTTCTGCGGGTGATCCCTTCACGCATACGGTAAAGAAGTTCCCATATCGGGCGCTTCCAGTTCCGAATCCGGTGACAGGGTCCTACGGAAACATTCCGAAGAATAGGATCGATGTACTGACTAGGAAGGGTGTTATTGTGGATTCTAACGGCAAAATCGACACGATGATCTTGCGGATTACCGCAGAGATCCCGGCCGGTGCTGAAGTTAAAGATCCAGCTAACATCCGTGCTGCTGTGAGTGCGACGCTCGGTCTGATGGCCGAAGAGGCTGCAGATTATGGCGACTCGCTCATCGCGGGCATCTGGTAATCAGAGACGTAAAACATCTCTAACCAGGGCGCGAAAGCGCTATTTCCTTAGTATAGCCCTGAAATTAGGGCTATTGGTCGCAGCGGTTGCGTTGTTGGTTCTAAAGATCATAACATGGTCTCAAGCCCAGCTATTATTCCGCATGCTTCAGTAACTCGATTCTTAGAGGATGTTGCATTTATGGGCAGTCGCTCTCATGCTCTTTATTCTCGCCTTGACTCAGATCTCTCCCGGGTTCTTACTAAGCAAGCGATGACGCGAGTCAAAGCAGGCGAAGAATGGCCTGGGATGTCGTTTACCGAGCGTGCCGCTCTCTCCATCAGAACCTCCCTCCTTAAAAAAGAGGAATCAGGACTGAATGAAGTGACTAAAGCTAAGGCGCTCGACAAATTCTTGCAGATAAATTCTAAATGCGAGAGTTGGCGGCTAGTTGGCGACGAGGAAAGTCGATTTGGTGACGATTTCCTGTTAGGTGAGGTAAGAGACCTCATTTACTGGTTTTGGAACCGAGTTGTACCTAATTCATACCCTTGCCCTTTAGTTGATCACCCTTATGACCTCCTTGCAAAAGGAAAGGTCGGTCCGGGCTCAGCGATAGGATCTAGAGGCGGTGACTTTTATACTAAGTTATTCTCCTCGAAGATGTCGACAACCGATTTGGGACTGTACAGAACGTACAAGCGCTACGTCCATGGGTTCCCTGAGTGGGCTAATGCCGAGGAAACTCGGTTCGCCAACTTCGGTTTGCCCGATGTAGTGAAAGGTAACCGTTTAGACTTCGTTCCGAAGAACGACGACATCTCGCGCAGCATTTGCGTAGAGCCCTCACTGAATATGTTTTATCAGTTGGGTTTCGAAGCTGTGCTTAATGAACGGTTGAAAGATCACTGGGGTATAGACCTCACTTATCAGCAGTTTAAAAACCGCGAGTTAGCTCGGAAAGGAAGTACTGATCTTTGGTCATTCTCAACGATTGACCTAAGCAGTGCCTCCGATTCGATTTCGCTTAAGATGCTTAAGTGGTTATTGCCTCCTGACTTTTATAGTCTGTTGGTAAAACTGCGAAGCCCTATGGCGGAACTCCCTGACGGGAGGTTTGCGGAATTACATATGATCTCGACTATGGGGAATGGTTATACCTTTCCCCTCCAGACGATCATCTTTTCCGCAGTTGTGCTGGCGTGCTTTCGGATGGATGGATTGGCACCCATCTTCCCCTACGGCACTCGTGAAGGTAACTTCGGCGTTAATGGAGATGACATCGTGATTCCCTCCTGCATTACGCAGAAGGTGCTACGACTTCTCCACCTCCTCGGTTTTACCCCTAACGACAGCAAGACCTTTGTAGAAGGTCCGTTCCGTGAATCTTGTGGTGGTGACTACTATAATGGTAGAAACCTCCGTGGAGTCTATATTAAAAAACTCAACGGGCCACAGGATTATTACTCTGTAATTAACCAACTTAATCTGTTCTCAACAAGAACAGGAATTCTTCTACCTAGGCTTGTGCAGCATTTACTTGCAAAAGTAAAGTTTCTGCCCGTACCTATCTGGGAGAATGATTCATCTGGGATCAAGTTGCCGTACTCCGTAGCTAAGCGACACTGTCGGGTTTGTAGGGATACACAAAGTACTTTGTACTTCGCGTTGACCCCTCTTCCCCCGCCACTCCTTCGGCTCGGTGATATGGTGATAAAGACACCCTATGGATATAAGTCGCGGATCTATAATCCTTCGGGGTTATTGACTGCAATACTACAGGGATCGGTTAATCCTGACGGCATCTCCCTAATTCCTAAGGAGACGCGTTACAGGACGAAGCCTCGTGTTGCCTGCAATTGGGACACTCCGTTGCAGAGTGACATAAGAACGGTCCAGCTCTTTCAGGGCTGGTTCGTCTTTGGACGGTGGGAATCCGTCGCTTATCTTAACTTATTTAGTTAAGTAGGTCCGTGAGGGGAGATCCCTCC